GTAAATAGATGCGCCATTTGCATTAGCAGCCGCAATTCTCTTTGCAACTTCTGCTTCCGGTGTACCTATTGGAATAATTATCCAGGCCATCCTTGTTTCAACGGATGTAAATTCCTGCTCATCATAACCAAATTCTTCAGTGCCGAACATATTGTCCTGCAAGTTACTGTCTATCCTCTTGCTAGGGTAGAAGCTTTTGGTTGTAACTTCCTGACGAAGCTCTGCTGTGATAGAACCTTCTTTCTGAAATTCAGCTACATACATTCTTGTAAGTGTAATAACTGACTTGCTCAATTCATGTCTGATTTGTTGTGACATTTTCTGTGATTTTAATACATGATTTAATTCAATTTTGAGACTGGCATACTATCCTATACTGCATGGCTGTTACACTATAGCTTTTGCAGGCTATGTGTGTATTTGCTACACGCAAGTGTAAGACATGTGATACCCTTCTCCATCTGAAATTAGTTGGGGTGTATAGGTGGATGGTCTATCTTTGACATGAAGGACACTAGGTGTCTTGTGAGGTGATGAGGTAGGTGATGAGGTATGTATCTTTTGGGTGTTCTCATTATTATCTGTATATTTGTGAATAAATCTATAATCACATGGCACAGAAAACAAGACCTGCTCTTTATACTATTAGACAGATAATGTTTGATTTAGTAGGTATAGATAATTATACTATCAGTGATGATGGTAAGTCTATGACAATAGATGGTAAGCCTGTTAGTGAGGTAGAATTTCTAAGGCTTGAAGAAGGTATTGAATATACAGATGTTAAATATAATGACAAAGCTGGAGTTTACTATCAAATCAACCTACTGGATGAAGGTGATACAGTAAAGCTGATTATCAGGTCTTATGATGCTGTATGGGCAGAGGCTATAGGGGAGCTGATATGATCTATTATATATCTATTGAATATAGTGGATTTTCTGGTTATCTATATATGACAAAAGCCCCTGATGGGGGCATAGCATTTACTTAGGCATCTCTCTAGGGTAATCTGCTAGGATACTGTTAGCGTTACTCTTATAGGGGGATTTTTGGGTGAGTTTTTAGTGGCTTTTGTACACCTCTGGCATTGCATTGCAACTTTAGTAATTTCAACTATGGAAATTTAAGGAAAATAATTGACATAATCCAAATATATTTTCTACTCTCTGATTATCAATATCTTATACATTTTTTTATCTTATAATTTAACATAATGTTACTACGAAATTACTCGTACATTTTCCAGAGACCATTTCAAATTACTGTATCAGGACACTAGATCATCTGTACCTTATGCTGTATTTACTACAATGTAGACAGCTGCTACAGAAGTTACAGATCATCGAAACCTTACAGCTGTAAATTAGGCAGGGTGATAGGTCATCGATACCTTACAGCTGAATAAAAAAATATAACACAATCTTCTACGTTAGTCTACCATGTGGGTTAATGGGAGTGCTAACGGAGAAAACTGTGTTATATAAGGTAGCTTAATAGCTACCATAGAATACCTGCCATTCAGAGTCTGTAGGTTCAGGGATAAGTTCCACTGATATATTACCCTTTACCCAACCACCATACTCATCATCAACACGCACAAACTTCCAGTTACTATCTACTATGGCAACTAGGTTCTTACGCTTGTTCTGGTAGATGACACACTCTAAGGTAGTTACTACAGAGTTGTCTTTAGTAATACCAGCTACCTGAATACGGAAATCATTGGCATACTTGAAGGCTTGCTCTAAAGCTGCCTCATAAGAATTGAAATTAGCCATAAGCCGAAATGCTAGTTGTACCTCTAGCAAGGTTAAGAGTTACTGGTAGGAATTGAACCTACTTATCTACCTAGGTAGACGCATTGCCATAATGCTACAGTAACTACAGTAACTTACTCGTTATCCTTGAAGATAAGCTCAGTTAAGTTACATTTGTTGTCTAAGGGTAATACCCCGACAACACGTTCATAATCGTACATGACTACATACTCCCTGTTATTAGGTCCAACAGAGAGTTGAAGTTGATAGCTCCTAAGCAGGTACTCATCATCATACATCTTACGCCCTACCCACTCATAGTGTGGATATTGCTCTGCACTATCAACTAGTACATAGCCTGGAGGTGCAATGAATGGTTCAGTATCAGGTTTACCACTAGTGATGGCAAGATACACTAACAAGGCAATACATATCCCATTGATAGGGTTTAGATGCCACTTAACTTTATAATTAGCCATTAGCCGAAAATGCTCTTATTGCCGAGCAGGCATTTAGCAGTATATGGTAGCCTCGAACTACCTTCTCTAGCCGTAAGGCTAGCGCATTTCCTGTTATGCTAATATACTTGCAGAAGGGTTAAAGGGCTTCTGGTGGGTGTTGCCTGTATGCTTCTATATAATCACGCTCACCATATACAGATATGGCTCTATCACGCTCATCATACAGTGTAACCCTCTCCTTGTACGCCTTTGCAATCTTATCCATTTCTACCTGTGTGTAGACCTTTTCTACACCCTTAATGGTTAAGACTATGCAGTTGCCCTCAACACTATTGTACCTAGTGTAAAGCTCTACAGTACCCATAGAGTCCAGTGTCTCCATAACTTCTGGTAGCAGCATCCAGAATGATGGTACGAAGTTCTGTAAGTCTTCACGCCACTTATTCTCCATCTGATACCTCTGCTCATCCAGTATGGCATGAACTATTGAGTACTCACTGACCAGTGCCTCTATGGACTGAATGTAAGTGCCACCCCAATGACTATTGGTAGTCAGGAACTTGGCTGTTACATTAACTGTCTCATATGTATCAGAGTATTCACAATACACTTCTGTTGTAGTAGTGTATTCCATGATACTAAAGTTAAGTTCACGACTATACCCCTTAATAGTAAGGTCAGCATATGTGTCTTTAATATTAATATCTGGAAGAGCAGCTATTTCTTCATCCAGCTGCTTTGCCTTCACCCATAACTCTGACCCTGGCCTGTAGTTAGCTACATCTGGTCTGTGAGACTTCTTCTTGAAGTAAGACTTTATGTCTTCTTCTTTGAGATACCTATTACCATCAAAGAAGCCTCTCAAGAGGTACAATTCCTCTATACCAATTCTAATATCCTTTTCCATAGCTGAAATGCCATTTTACTGTTAGGCTCAGTTTAGCAGTATATATGGGAATCGAACCCATTACCCTATTACTAGAGCAGCATACCATGTGCATATACTACAGTACTTACCTAGGTAAGTACTTCTTGTATGTAGTGCCCTTCTTAGAGGTCACGATTACATACTTCCCTCCCCTACTGCCTATATACACAGGGTACTTGGCAGCCTTACCATTTATGGTAAGAGTGGTATCAGACTTAGATACCCTTGTAGTGTCCTGACCATAAGAGGTGAAGACAAAGAAGAGAGAAAGAACAAAGAACAGAAGGAAGGCATAGAGGAATACCCTAGCCTCACGAGTTTTCTTGAACATAGAGATATGTTTACAAGATGAACAATAGGTTTAGAACAAAGGGAAAATAGCCGGTGTACGTCATGTTTACACTATTAAGCACAAGCGTATGGCTGTGCAGCTATTCAGATACTAGCGTCTAGCCAGCATCTTAGTGGACATAACCACTACGTACCTCTTGTAAGACCTGATAGGGTCTTCAGGATGTACAAGCTGAACCTCAAGTGTCTTGAGAGTGTTCAGGTCTGGATTTGCTTCCAGAGCTAGGTGGGTATCCATGTGCATAACCACAGCGAGCCTATGCTCCTTGATGAAGCCCTTAACCCAAGGTAATGGGTCGCCGTCAACCTTCTTAGGGTCTAGGCTAGGGTCTACTGCAAGGGCAGCAGCTATCTGTGCCTCTGTAGGCTGTTTGCACTGCTGATAGATATCAAAGAAGAGTTCTTCTTTTATATCGCACTCTTTTGCGATAGCGGCTTTAACTTCTGTAAAGTTCATAGCTGAAATGAGGATTGTTAATGCCCCCATAAATTAAACTGGGTGTATAGGTGTTATACCTACCAGTTGTAGTTATATGAATGGTGAGATGTCATTGTCTCAATGACAGCACACCATGAATGATTAATATGAGTGAATAGGATGCAGCCCTGCCTCAGGGCTGCTACTACATCATGCCTCATGATGTAGAGAGCCTGCGATAGCAGGCTGCTATTGTAGCAGTATGTATATACTGCTGAGATTGGCTGCTCCTGCTGTTTAGGGCGGGGGTACTTTCTCTCCTGAAATTAACCGGGGTGTCTAGATACAATGGTACTCGCCCTCAGATTTACCACAAAAATTTCTAGAAAAAAATTTAGATGCTTTGCAAGATGCCCATATACATACTTATGTAGCCAGACCCACACGCTGCTAATAGCTGCTATGTAGTTCAGATTAAATTTAAGTTAGACTGAACTTCATAATGAAATATGAATTACATTTGTATCTGAATATGAAGCTATGAATAAGGATAACGGAGTCGCAATTCCAGAAAATATCAAAGGAGATGAAATGGTAATAGATACTAAATATAGTGGTGAAGATATACGTGAGTTAGTCAACTCAAGTATGATTCTTAGGTTTGGCTATGATGGTCAGAACGTATATCTATATCTTAGGGATGGTAGTATGATTCAGATAGCTCCTGCTATAATCAGCAATGGGAATGGTAATGCGACTTGCGATTTATCCTTCAACCATAGGCAAATCACAAAGATCAAATAGTCTACTACCCTTCAGGTAGTAGAGAATTTACAGATTAAATCTCTACCCCGAAGGGGTAGACAATTATGCAGGAAATAAGAAAAGTTCTTGTCTTAGACAGGAGAAGCTACTATGTCACCCATCTCTCACTATTAAATTGCTTGCTACCAGTAACGATGACTCCAATGGAAGTTAATGTACTTGCAGAGTTCCTAGCACTAGAAGGAGAGATTACTACCTATAGGTTTGGTCCTACAGCTAGGAAGGTTGTTATGCAAGAACTTCACTTATCCCCCTCTGGTCTAAGTAACTACATGAGGACTCTGACAGATAAGGGCTTCTTGGAGAATGATGATGGGGTATTGACTGTAGTTGCTACTATGCTACCAGAGCCACTAGAGCAGTTCTTTAGAGTTAGGTTACTACGTAGCTTAGTACCATCAGTTCAAAGTAACAATAATAATGGAGCTATTATTGATAGCATAAATGAAGCAATAAACAATGGTGTACAAACACTTGCCCAGACTACTGAAACCAGAGGAATGCTATGAGTTTATAGTAGTAGTTGAGAATATCATAGACCACAAAAATGAGCGTGAATTATTCACGTTTAATATATTTGGACATTCAGAGGAGAATTTCTATATATTGCACAAGGGAATATTATGCAATCACTATACAGGGAGAATTAATAGTCCCTTTAAAGGATACTGTAAGGAGTTAGCAATGTACTATAATTGTGATGTATTACATGACTTACCATGATGAATACAAAATATAAGAAGCTAGCAGAGAAGATATTCAATAGCCTTGCATACAAGAAAGCAGAGGTAGAATATTACACTGAAACACATGAGCGTAATTACTGGATAGCTGCCTGTACTCAATGTGAGTGGGTAGGACTATCAAGAGACATGGTGATTAAGGAACACACAGAGAAAGTAAAGCAATTCATGTTGCAGAAAACTAGTCCTTTGATGGATATAAAGTATTACACTCATCATTGCCCATTGTGTGATGGGATAGTGTTTAACCCTAAAGAAGCAGTACAAGACCCTAACTATGAATTTAATATGCCACCTAGAGAGAAGAAAGACCCACATGAAACCTCACTAGTTAAATGTGATATTTGCTCTCATACTTGGGTAGCAGTTAGACCATTAGATACTCCTAAGCTAGAATGTCCTAATTGCCATAACATTTGTAACTTTAGTAACATTAAGATATAATAATATGGAAAAGAAGACACTTGGCGAAGTAAGAGTACGCACAGAGTTTAATCCTTCTAATGACAATCTGGTTGACCAGTTAAAACAGAAGGCGGCAGAATTGATAAACTTATGTGAGTCAATGAAGCCTACTGATGGGTCAATAATGAATGGAGAGAAAGCAAGGCTAATCTCTTTAGCTCAAACACATTTTGAGGATGCTGCTATGTGGGCTGTAAAGGCAGCTACATTTTAGTGTAAACCACAAGATATGATACCATATATGCTATATGATATACCTGATGAGGTACTTATTAAGGTTAAAGCCAAGAGAGATAAGCCTAATAAGGATGCTAACTCATTAGCTAATAATGGCTCTCTCCCTAGGGAGAAAATAGTAATGTCAGATGTAGAATGGTATAACAAGCATGTTAGGAAGGAAGGACAGCCTGTGTTAGACCTAGAGCAATATGCTGCTCTAAGAGATGATGTTATGAAGAAGAGGAACAAGATAATAGAGCATAAGTATAGGGCACAATACCCACTTAGACCTGATGAGGCTCATAAGCTAGAGCCTGTTTTGATGCCATTACTAGACCCCAAGCTAGCACCTAAGCTAGTAGGAACTAAGGGGAAGCTAGAGACTAAAGGTATAAATGAAGCGTTTACCACTCCTGATGGAGCATCAGCATCGGGGGAAGCTCCCTCTCCCTTCTTCTTGAAGCCACTACTAGCCTCTTGTGAATCTAAGCTAGAACCTGAGATAGACCTGAAGGAAGAGAAAGAGAAGCTTAGGCAAGACTCTATCACAGATGGAGTTATAGCTGATGTGAAGGAGAAATACATAGAGAAGGATATAGAAGAGAAGTGGGAAGATATGAAGGCTATGGAAGAGAGGTTACACTTTAAATCAGATACCTGATGAATAACTCGCAACTAACTAACGTTAATAAGCATTAAATAGATTATAGAGTATGCCAACAATGAATATGAATCAGCTAGTTGAGGAATACTACAACAAGATGAAGCCCAAGCTGTCACCTTCCTTTACATTTGAAGCTTTTGATAATATTTGTAGAAGCTCATGGAAGTTCTTTTTAACTCAGATGGAGAGGAATGATACACCTGAAATCTATATGATGTACTTAGGGACATTCAAGGTATTCTCTGAATCAGTTGAGAAGAAGATTAAGACTGTAGAGATGCAATATAGGCTAGGTCTTATAGGAGAGGAAAGGCTAGCAGAGAAAAGGAGATTCTACTATGCTATACTAAAGAGGGTTAAGAATGAAGAAAGGGGAAATGAACAAATAGAAATCATAGATGATGTGGACTAATCTACGTAAACTCCTCAATAGCCGCAACCCAGTCAGTCAGGCTAGAGATTTCTTTGAAGGCACTTACAGGCATAATTTGTACTATAGCGAATATCCTATCTTTAGGAAGCTAATGCGGAAGCATATTAAGGAGCAAATAGAGTATAGAGTTAGGATGATGAGTGCAGATTGCTATAACAATGGTCAATGTACGGAATGTGGTTGTGAGACTATAGCTTTACAGATGGCAGATAGGAGTTGTGATGGGCATTGCTATCCACCTATGATGACTGAGAGGAAGTGGAAGAAGTACCTTAATCATGATTTAGTATTTGCTAAAGGTGGCTACTGGAGAGCTAGTACAGCAGATAATTCACCACAATATTATATAGAAACAAATACAGGCTATGTTTACCAAGACTTCTCAAAAGTTAGGAACTTTAAAAGCAAAGACGGAATATACGGTGGTCTTCCCATATGAAGCTATAGCTGAGATTACTAAGACAGTATCACCTTGTGATTGTACTAGAGTGATACATAGGACACAAGATAAAAGTCTTGTTATTAGTTATACTCCAAAGGCTATACCACCTCATCTATCTGATAAGGGTGGCTATGATACTAAGAAGACAGTTAAGGTTTACTTTAAGAGATTACCAGATGGAGTAGAGGAGATGGTAGAGCTAGAGTTTACTGGTACAGTTACAAGGTAAAATCACAAATTATGGATATAATAATAAGGTTATTTATAGTAGCACTAGTAGTAGGGTTACTATTGTGGCTGATTAACTATCTGCCTATACCAGCTATGATTAAGACTATACTGAATGTCTTTATTGCAGTTATAGGTATAATCTACTTGCTTAACTTCTTATTTCACTTCATATGATGGAACAGAAGTTCAAAAGAGGGAATCTAGTTAAGATACTAGTAGGACATATCATATATGACCATGTGGAAGGAGGATGGATAAAGAAGGATATATCTCCTCAAGATGTAGGGAGACTTGCTGTTATCCAATATTCTTATGGTGAAATATATGATGGTCGTAACCCTGATAACTTTAAGCAGTATCAGGTTATCTATCAGGATACAGGTAATACTGTAGCTTGGAAGCATGACCATGAGCTAGAGCTGGTAGCTGAAGGTGGAGAACATCTTGTAACACAAGCTTTAGCTAGAAGAGAGGAAGTAAACTATTAGGTTATGGATCTATTTGAAATGAGGGATGGAGTAGTCTATCCCTCACTACATGCTTTACTAATTGAGCCATTCAAAGGAATATGGGCTGCTGATACTACAGAAGGGAAGTTCCGTACATTAAGGAAGTTCAGGTATGTGGAGTTGCTATGTAGTCCAAAGAAGAGTAATGTGTTTTACAACTATAGTGAAGAAGTAAGACCAGAGAAGGTTAAGGTTGAGGTCTTCAATGACAAGGACTATGTACTTGGTGATGATGTTATGCAGATGACTATTAAGTACAAGGAATTACTTAGTTCAACATCACCTTACTATGAGGAGTTACTTGTGAGTGAGCAGGCACTAGCTAAGATAAAGACCTTCCTAAAGAACTTTAATATGGACAGCCGGACTAACTCTGGTGGATTAGTTTTGAAGCCAAAGGAAGCCCTTAGTGCAATAGCTGAACTACCAGAAGCCAGAGACTCTGTAGAGAGGATAAGAGCTAAGGTAGTAGCTGACCTAAAAGAAGAGACTAAAACAAGGAACTCTAGAGAGGTAGGGTTCTTTGAAAGATAATATGGGTTTTGGTACACTGATTGAAATCAGAATACGCCTAGGGTTTCCACTCTGGGCTTTTGCTTATATTTACTACTGAACATATGCCACATGGATGATGTAGAGATTTTACTTGAAGCTCCTTCAATACCTAGACCTCCTGAAAGGAATAGGGATTATTCCATTAGGGGAGAAGATGGGCATTGGTATAACTCTGATGTGTTTAGAAAAGAGGGGATAAAATTCAATAGGACTAAGAGCTATTGTTTAGACCCACCTGGGACACCTGCCTTCTTAGATTATTGGTCAGAGCAGCTTAGGAGATGCAAGGAAGGATATGAGGTAGGTGGATGGAAGATTACTAATCACCACTATAGTTATCTTAACTTCTGTGAGATAAGGAAGGTAATTAAGGTTGAGGGGAGTAGTAGAGCTTCAAAGAAAATTACAGAGTGTCCTGATTTCTGGGATGGTGACTATGATTATTATTGGTGTGTAGAGCTAGCTAAGAATGGAGTATCTTCTGCTGATAGCTTGATGACTACTCCTGAAGAGAAGAAGTGGCTTCAGTCTTTAAGTCCTGAAGAGAGGAAAGCTGAACATATCAAGGTAGTTGAAGAACTATGTTTGAATGTTAAGCCACATCCAGATTACCTAGAAGGTGGTAATCACATGATAGTGGGTAAGTCAAGAAGGAAGGGATATTCATACAAGAATGCAGATATATGTAAGAACATATATAATACAGTTAGAGAATCAGAGGTTCTAATAGGAGCTTTTGATAAGAAATATCTATATCCGAAAGGAACAATGGCAATGGCAAGTAACTACTTGTCATTTTTAAATAAGCATACAGCTTGGGCTAAAGCCAGAGAGTATGTTGATAAGGTAGATATTAAGGTAGCTAGTTACAAGGAGACTAATCCTATAACTAATATATCTAGTGAGGCTGGTTATAAGTCTAGTATAATAGCTCTTAGCTTTGGAGATAATGAAGCTGTAGCTAGGGGTAA